CAGATGCACTCGGGGTATTCCGTGTGATAGCGTGGACAGTGCCGCTCTTGACCTCCGTGGCCAACTGCACAGCAGCGTCCCGGTTCTTGCCCATGTTGGCATCAATGCTCTGGATGTTCTGCGCTTCAACAGTCAGCGGGTTAAAGATATCGCTACCTTCATACTGCTTGTACCCATAATTAGATGTAGTTTTCATACTTAGTTACCTCCACGATTTTTGTAGTCTCTTATCATGACATAAGCGACTTCATTGTTAGCCCTAGCAGTCAGGGTATACTTCAACCCGTTGTCGTTATACTCCAACTGCGCTGTATACGGAATTTGGTTCTGCTGGCAATAGTTGATAAGCTGATTGCAGCTTTCCAA